AACAAAATGGCAGAAGCAGTTGGTGGAGATGTAAGGGTGTACATAAAACAGGCTGCTTCGCTAATTAATGAAGAGAACAAGTAATTATGGCAATAACAGTTAATAGCATACCCGAACAATACGCATCCCTTCACGATGACCTTTGGTTTGTAGCAACCAGCACCAATGTGGCATCAACAAACTTTAAGTATATCTTTGATGTTTATGTGGATGCGGTCTTGGTGGCAAGAATTAAGCAGTTCCCTGATGTGACAAGCAGCAAAGGGATATTCAACGCAGGAAATATAATGAGAAACTATGCTCAATCTTATTTCATCCCGAATCCTGCTACTACTTTATTCAGTGCCTCAAACGATAATATTTATAAAGAATATACCATAAAATATGGAGAAGAGTACGGAGGTGTAACCTACACCAATCTGCTTGAGCAGACTTATGTAGCATTCAACTTTTACTATCCCGACTTTTACAATCCTGCTCAATCTCCAACTTACTTTAAGTCATACATAAACGAATGGTTGACAAATAGGGACCTCAGCAATGTTGAATGTGCATTTACTGACAAGTTGCATATTGGGTATATGTCTGCAAGTGGGGTAACTACAAATGTTTACCCATCGGTTCAGTTGTATAACGAGAATGGGACTACAAGCGGTAGTGCGGTAACAACTGCAACAGACCCACAGGAAACCTTCAGCCTTCTTGACATCTCACCAAGTGGGATAAATTCTTGGTATGGTTCAACTGTAATCCCACAATCTGCATACTCATACGGCATTAAATTGCACAATGGCACAGGATTCGGGGATGAGGTAAGGGTTAAACTTGTTTGCAATCCTAACTACTCACCAATAGCATTGCACTTCCTAAATCAGTTAGGAGGGTACGATACCATGCACTTCAGATTGGTCAATAAAGAAGCAAGGAACGTGGAATCAAAGCAGTATGAAGGAAGTAAGTTTAGGTACAACGCTTCTGCAACTGCAATGCGGTCCTATGATGATTACAACAGAATCAACCCAGGTGCAACTAAGTATGTGGTAGAGCATACCACTATGTACAAACTGCGAAGTAATTACTTAAATGTAAAAGATTACAACTGGTTGGCGGAGTTAATCCAATCACCCGAGGTCTACTTTGAGCAAGGAGGGTATTACTACCCTGTGGTCACTATGACAAGCAATTGGGAAGAGAAAAAGAGGATAGCAGACAAGATGTTTAATCTTGAGTTAGATGTGCAGATTGCCAATAAAAAATATAGTCAATTCCGATGAGGACTGAGATATACATAGATAATTACAGACTTGATTTAACAAAGGAAATCTCCGCAGAGTTTACCTATGCGATTGATGAGATACAAGACTTTGCAACAAGGAACACCTCATTTAGTAAAACAATAGTCCTCCCTGGCAATGAAACAAATAATAAGTTATTCGGTAATATATTTGACTTCGGAAACTCAAATCTATACAATCCAGCAGAACCCAACGTGGGTTACAACTTCAATGCAACCAAGTCGGTACCTTGTATTATCTTGGTAGATAAGATTCAAATCTTTAAGGGTGTACTTAGATTGCTTGAGATTATCATTGATGACAGGCATATTGAATATGAGGTGGCGGTATTTGGTGAGTTAGGCGGTTTTATCAATGCACTTGGAAACAATAAGTTAGAAGACATAGACTTTGGCATAGCGGACCAAACTTGGAACGTGACCAACATAGCAAATAGTTGGGATAACATTAGCGGAACGGGTGTATACTATCCTCTTATTGATAATGGAAACGTATCAACCAATAAGGTAGACTTTTCCTTTGATGCCTTCAGACCTGCACTTTATGTAAAGGAATACTTGACCAAGATACTTGATGGGTCAGGTTATACCTATGACTTCCCTTTGCTTAGTACGGCATTGATGAATAGGTTGGTAATACCTAACAATCAGAAGACATTAACTAAAAATGCGACTACGCAATTCATAGCAACTCCAAACAATACAAACTATGCAATAGCATCAAAAGTTGAGTTTACTGCATCACAACTTGGACCATTTATTGTCAACTTTGCAAATAATACTTTCACTTATAATAGTGCTACCACTACCACAATCAACTTCCAAGTAGTTGTTAGCGGTGCAATCATTGACCCAAATACTACTTTCTTTGATATTGCATTGAGAAAAAACGGGGTAAACATTGCATCTCAAGGGTACGTTCCAAACACATTTGATTACATATTTACTGCCGATTTATCCGTAAACAATATCTCTGTAACCAACACGGATGTCTTTGATATTTTTGTTATATCTGATGCAGGTAGTGGATTCGGTTATGACATAACTGGAGATACTATTTTAGTAGGTACAGATGTAATCTCTCAAGTTGACATCAGTTACGGAGATACCATTGTTATAAACGATACAATACCAAAGGGAATATTTCAAAAGGATTTCTTTGCCTCTATTGTCAAGATGTTTAACCTTTATGTCTACGAGGACAAGTTGGTTGAGAAGAAACTGATTATAAAACCATTCATAGACTTTTATGATGGTAGTCAGATTGATTGGACTGGTAAGGTTGACCGAGGCAGTGTTATAAGGCTGAAACCTATGTCGGAGTTTACTGCACGTTATTACGATTACAAGTACAAGCAAGACAATGACTTCTATGCTGAAAACTACCGAAAGAAGTACAATGAAGGGTATGGTGACTTCATTTATGATAGTGAGAATGACTTTGTTAAGGAAGTAGATGCAACGGAGATAATCTTTGCAGGTACAGTATTGACACAATTTACAGGAACTGATAAGATATATTCTTCAATATATAAAAAGTCCAATGCCAACGCCTCGGAGGATAAGATGGATTCGGTTATACGCATTCTACAAGCAAAGAAGGTAACTGGTAGGTCAACATGGGCAATCAAGAACGGAGCAACTACTTTGGCATCATATACCGCATACGGATATGCAGGTCACGTTGATGACCCATTAAATCCAACAGATGACATTAATTGGGGGGCACCAAAAGAGTTGTTTTTTACTACCTCATCCTATACGGCAGCAAACTTGTTTAATGGTTATTGGTCTGAGTACATTGCAGAGATAACCGACAAGGATAGTAAGTTGCTGACTTGCTCTTTAAAATTGAATGAGGTTGACATTTATAACCTTGATTTTAGCAAACTGATATACATTGACGGTTCACTTTGGCGGTTGAATAAGGTCTTGGATTATAATCCTATGGACTTTAACGTTACAAAGTTGGAACTTCTTAAAGTAATTGAATTAACATACGTTTAATATGGCAGAAGAAATTGTAGGGGTCAAGATACAAGTGGATGCTACCGATATGAATAAGTCGGTAGGTGACTTGCGTAAAAAGATTGTAGAAACAGAGGCAGAGGTTAAGCGGTTACAACAAGCATACGGAGAACAAAGTAAGGAGGCGATTGAAGGGCAGAAACGATTAGCACAACTGCAAGACATTACTAACAAAAAGATTGACCAACAGAATCAACGTATTGATGATGCTGCAAAGACTGTCAGTGCATTGTCTGCTGCTTATGGTGGTGTTCAAGGTGCTTTAGAGTTGACGGGTCTTGCAGGTGAGGACACTATCAAACAACTTGCAAAGATTCAATCTGCTCTTGCCATTGGTGATGCAGTACAAAACCTTGCAGAGTTTAGAGGTGCAATTACCAATACCTTTAAGTCATTTGGAACTTCAATAAAAACAACATTTAGCACATTAAGAAGTAGTTTGATTGCTACTGGTATAGGTGCTTTTGTGGTTGCACTTGGTCTTGTTGCTGCCAACTTTGAAACAGTTAAAAAGGTAGTTCTCAACTTTATACCTGGTCTTGGAAAGGTTGCAGATTACATTGGAAACCTTGTAAATAAGATAACAGACTTCATTGGTGTAACCAGTGAATCAGGAAGAGCAACTGCAAAAGTTATTGCTGATAATGAGAAGGCAATTGCATCAACTGAAAGGTTCTTATCACTAAATGCAGACAAGTATGATGAATATACACAAAGGAAGATAAAGGCGAACCTTGAGTATAAAAAAACTCAAAACGAGTTTCTAAATGATGAAAAGTTAACTGAGGATGAAAAGAATGCCTACATAAAACAAGCAAGGGAGAAGGCAGACAGGGAAATTGCTAAATCTGATTTAGATAGGAATAAAGCAGCGAAAGAAGCGAGTAAAAAGTTAGCAGATGAGCAAAAGGCAATAGCGGATAAATTAGAAGCAGATAGGAAAGCAAGAAAAGAGCAGGAATATAATGATTTTGTTCAATTCGTTAATGATTTAAAAGCATCAACAGATGCAGAGGTTGAACTTCAAGCATTTTTGATTGAAGAGCAAAAGAGAAAAGAGCAAGAGTTATTTGATTGGAGGGTTGATTTAGCACAACAGAGGTACGATGAATCAGAAGCAGAGTATGCGTTCTTACAAGAATTAAACAAAAAAACTCTTGAAGATGAACAAAAAACACTTGATGCAAGACTTTCTGCTCAATTAGATTTTGCAAATTCTATCGGAAATGTTCTTGGTACATTATCGGGATTATTTGAGCAAGGTACAACTGCAAGTAAAATTGCTGCTATTGCTCAGATTGGTCTTGGCACTGCAACTGGTTTTATTCAAGGTTTAGACATTGCACAGAAGGGAGCAAAGGCGACTGGTCCTGCTGCACCTTTTGCATTCCCTATATTCTATGCATCACAGATTGCTGCGGTGTTAGGTGCAGCAGGTAAAGCAAAACAAGTTTTATCTCAAGTTAAAGGTGGTGCAGGTGGTGTAAATTTACCATCTTCATCAGGTCTTGCAACTGCTCCTGTTAGTCCTCAATTGTCAACAGTAAACACAGTAACACAGTTAAATCAAGCATCTATAAACGAGATGGGGTCAGCAGCAGGAAGGGCATACGTTGTGGAATCTGATATTACTAACCAACAAGAAAAGATAATAAGAATAAACCGAGCAGCAAGACTTGGGTAACAAATAACCAATAAAAAAAGTAACAATGGAAAAGAATATACCAATTTTCAACTTAGAAATAACCAATGACCTTGAGGATGATGTTGAGGTTGATGTGATTAGTTTGGTTGACAGACCTGCCATTGAGAGGTCCTTCCTTGCCTTTAATGAAGATGAGTTTGCGGAATCCTACACAGACTATCCTGAATCTGCAAAGAATAACGCACAAAGAGCATTGGATTGGGTAGAGAAAAATGGATGGGGTTCTTGCGGTGAAGCAACTGGAAAGATAAGGGCAAACCAAATCGCAAAGGGTGAACCGATTTCACGTGAAACAATCGCAAGGATAAGCGGATTTAAAAGGCATCAACAGAACAAAGATGTCCCATATTCTGAAGGATGCGGAGGTTTAATGTGGGATGCTTGGGGCGGTACTTCCATGATAGAATGGGCAAGTAACAAACTTAAAAAGATTGATAAGCAGACCTTTGTCATCCAAGATGAGGACCAACAGATAATAAGCGGTCCATTAATGTTGGCAGATACCCCTATCTACCGCAATGACCACAACGGGGAGTATTATGTAGTCTTCACAAAGGAAACGATAAAAAAAATTGCACAGAGGTACTTTAAAAAAGGGTATCAAGCAAACGTAAACTTGATGCACGATTCGGGGCAATCCGTTGAAGGTGTGACAATGTTTGAATCTTTTATCAGTGACAAGGTTAGGGGTATCTACCCGATGAAAGGATTTGAGGATGTACCCGATGGGTCTTGGTTCGGTTCTTTCAAGGTAGATAATCCCGAAGTATGGGCAGAGATAAAGGCAGGAAATGTTAGGGGATTCTCCGTAGAGGGGCAGTTTAATTATAAGAAAACAGGGGACAAAAAGATTGAGCAACTTTGGGAAAATGTCCTTGAAGTGCTATCTAAAGTTAAGTAGCAATTTTTTCATAGCGTTTGGTTAAGGCAGGGTGTTTCTACACCTTGCCTTTTTTCTTATATGGTACATTAGTAAATGCCTCCTATTTATTACCAAAAGTTATTATGACAACTTTGGAAGCAATTAACAAGATTAAACAAATGTTTGCAGAAGCAGGTGAAATGCCTATGCCTTCTGCTGAACCTCTCCAATCTTTTGCGGAATATACGCTGAAGAGTGGTGCTAAGGTAATGATTGATAAGTTTGAAGTCGGTGGTAAAGTTACACTGGTAGATGAGGGTGGAAACGAAGTTCCTGCTCCTGTTGGTGACCATGAGTTGATTGATGGTTCTGTAATTACTCTTGATGAGAACTCTATCATCACCGCAATTAAAGTACCTGAAGTAGAACTTCCTGAAGTTCCTGAGGTTGAGATTTCTGTTGAATCTAAGGTAGAAGAGGACATGATGAAGAAGAAGATTGAAGAAATGCAGAAGCAACTTGATGAGATTAAGATGGCATACGATGCCAAACTTGCCTCTCAAGAAGCAAAGTTTAGCAAGGGCATGAGTGATATTTCTGATGTTTTGGTTCAACTTTTGAACACACCATCTGCAAATGCTACCGAGCAACCAAAAGAAAAGTTTAATCAGCACATTGAAAAGAAGGAAGATAAAATTAGTCGATTTCTTGATTTTGCTAAATCTATTAAGTAAAAATTTCTCAAACAATAAAAATTAAATAAAATGAGTTTTTCAGTAGGAACATTGGCAGCCTATACTAAAGAGAACGAGCAACTGCTTGTCGCTTCTTCTGTACTTGGTAGCAAAACCGCTTCTTTAATTAAGGAGCAAGGAAACGTGATGGTAGGTGTTAAGTCTGCCGAAACCATCAACATTATGGACACAGATGCTATCTTCCAAGATGGTTCATCTTGCGGATTCAACGCCTCTGGTCTGACCAGCTTCACGCAGCGTACAGTTACAGTCGGGAAGATAAAAGTGAATGAAGCACTTTGCTTGAAAGACCTTGAAGCAAAGTATTTGCAGAAAGCACTTCCTGCTGGTTCTATGTATGATTCAATGATTTATGCTGAAGAGTATTCTAAGCGTAAAACAGAGAAGATTTCTTCTCAACTTGAGAAGGCTTTGTGGCAAGGTAACACTGCAAGTGTTGATGTAAACCTAAACAAGTTTCAAGGTTTGATTTCTTTGATTACTGCTGCTGGTGCATCTGTTGTAAATGCAAATAGCGTAGCATTCCACGGAGTTGTAGAAACTGCCATCACTGATACCAACGTAGTAAGCATCTTTGATGATATCTACAAAGCAATCCCTGCCCAAGTAGTAGACAAGGATGATATGGTTATCTTCTGTGGTATGGACACTTTCAGGACTTACACTGTAAAGTTGAAGTCTTCTAACTTGTTCCATTACAAGTACGATGAGGCTGCAAATGGTCAATTCTTCCTCCCAGGTACTAACGTTCGTGTTATCGCAGTACAAGGTTTGAATGGCACTAATGACATCATCGCTGCAAGGATTTCTAACTTCTTCATCGGTACAGACCTTTTGAACGAAGAGGAAAGATTTGAAATCTTCTACGCTAAGGAAGCAGACCAAGTTAGGTTTGTGTCTGAATTCAAAATGGGAATCAACTTTGCTTTCCCTGATGAGATTGTTAAGTTCTTCGTCTAAATAATCATTGTAGGTGAGGGGTGGTTTCCATCCCTTGCCTTCATTTTAAATTTTATAATTATGCCGTGTGCTTTAACTCAAGGATATGTATTGGACTGTAAAGAGTCCATTGGTGGCATCAAAGCAGTTTGGTTCATTCCATTCGGTGATGTTACTACAATAACAGAAGCATCAGGCGTTGTTACTACTATTACAAAGTCAGCAGGAAAGGTGTTTTACAAGTACCAACTTGTAAAGCAAACCTCTTCACTTACCGAGAATATCACTGCCTCCGTTGAGAATGGCACTGTATTCTATGCTCAAGAATTGTCAATCATCTTGAATAAACTTCAAGCATCTACAAGAAACGAGATTTTGCTTTTGGCAAAAAACAATCTCCTTGCAGTAGTTCAGGATGGTAATGACAAATATTGGTTGCTCGGCAAGACAAATGGTGCTGATTTGACTGGTGGTAATGGTGCGACTGGTACTGCTTTCGGAGATAGGAATGGTTATACATTGACCTTTACAGGTAATGAACCTGCACTTGCTCCTGAAGTAACAAGTTCAATAATTGCAGGATTAACTGCGTAAATAGGAAGGTTTAGAATTGAGTAAGGGTGTCCATTTCGGATGCCCTTTCTTTTTGGGTAAAAGTTTGTAGATTACCTATTTAGATACAATGATACAACTGACACAAGGTTCAACTGAGTTCATTTACCTAACATTAACGGAGAAGCAGACACTTGCTTCACCTAATTACCTGTTTCGTTTTGTCAATAGGACCACACGGGATGAGGTTACTTTTGTTTTGCTAAATGCTCTCGATGTATCACCTTTCAAGGATAGGTATAACAAGTTCAGCATCAAAGTACCTAAATACTTTGGATTGGGTAATGTAGGGGAGTGGTTGTACTTTGTCTATGAGCAAACGAGTGCTTACAATGTAGACTACACCCAAGCAACGGGATTGCTTGAAGAGGGAATAATGAAACTGTCACCATCAACCACTTTTGAATATACGCAGCACGAGGTTGACAATACATATATAACAAGATGAATGATTTAGTAATACTTAATTTCCAAGAGGCAAGGCAACCCGAATATAGAGAAAAGAGGGGCAAGGGATATATTGAATTCGGTGAAAAGAACGATTACCCTAACTATCTTTTATCGCTTTACAATAAGAGTGCAAAGCATAACGCTATTGTTAAAGGCAAGGTCAATTACATTATCGGAAACGGATGGAAGAGTGATGAGGTAGACCCGATTGCAGAGCAGTTCATTGCTCAGCCGAATCAGTTTGAATCCTTGAACGATTTGACAAGGAAGGTTTCTATTGATATTGAAATTTTTGGTGGTGCTTACCTTGAAGTAATTTGGTCCGTAACTGGTGGGCAGTTGACTGATGTCTTGCACATTGACTATACTAAAATAAGGTCCAACACAGATAATACGCAGTTTTGGTATAAGAAAGATTGGAACGAGAGAAAAGATGAGTTAATCCCTATGATGGCATTCAATACGAAGGTCAGACAAGGGAAGCAGATACTTTACATAAAAGAGTATAGACCAGGTTTGGACACTTATGCTCTTCCAGGTTATATGGGTGCATTGAACTATATTGAATCTGATATAGAAGTCTCACGGCACGTTCTTGGCAATGCCCAAACGGGATTCAGTGCATCCAAACTTATTACCCTTCCCAATGGCGAACCTTCTCCCGATGAGAAGAGAAACATTGAAAGAAGGTTTACGGATAGGTTTAGCGGTAGTGATGGTAAGAAATTTATCTTATCCTTTACCACTGACCCTGCAAGGAAACCAATTATTGAGGACCTCGGTGCAAGTGATATCACTAAAGAGGACTTCACGAGGGTTGACTTAATTATTCAGAATAACCTTTTCGCAGGTCATCAAATTACCTCACCAAGTCTTTTTGGTATTGCAGAACCTGGTCAATTGGGAAGCAGAACTCAGATAAGGGATTCTTATGAGATATTCAAGAACACCTATGTAAACGATAAGCAGCAGTTCCTTGAAGCAATCTTTACCCAACTTGCAACCTTAAAGGGTGCGACTTCAGAGATAAGCATCATACCAGTTGAACCTATCGGATTTGAGTTAAGTGAACAAGCACTTTTGCAGATTGCTCCTAAAGAGTGGTTATTGGAGAAAGCAGGTATAGATGTTGCAAAATATGCACCAACTGAAGCAACACAACCAAGTTTGAATCAAGAACAAGTAGAGGTAAACGATAATCTAAAGAATCTTAGTGGTAGACAATACCAACACTTGATGCGTGTTATTAGGCAGTTTTCTCAAGGTAAGATATCCAAAGAGATTGCAGTAACTATGCTCAAATCGGGTCTTGGAATGACCGACAATGAGGTTAATGCTATGCTTGGCATAGATGATGACCCAATGACCGAGGACTTTAGTTTTTCTGCATTGGATGAGGACACTGTTATAGGCTTATTTAGGGAGGTTGGTGAACCGAAAGGTGATTATAACATAATCCAATCTAAAGCGGTTTTTAGCAGTCGGGATGCGTTTGCAGATGGTGATTTGATAGACAAGACACTTGATAAGCAAATCCTTGCATTGATAGATAAGGATAGGAAGATAAGCATTGATGATATTGCGAAGGCGGTAAGGAAAAGCAGAGAGGTTGTACAAGGAAGATTGTCTTACTTGGTTGAATCAGGTGCAGTAAGTTATGACCCAAAGATTGAGGAAAGGAAGTTAACCAAACCACTAAGCAAGTTGGTTGATGACATGGAAGTGACCACCTTTGAGGTCAAGTATTCATACGAGTGGAAACCTATTGTGCCAAGTTCGCAAAGAGATACACCTGAACATCCATCAAGGACCTTTTGCAGAAAGTTGATTTCTGAAGATAGACTTTGGAGCAGAAGCGGAATAGAGATGCTGAGTGCAAGACTTGGTTATTCAGTCTTTGACAGAGGCGGTGGTTGGTGGGGAGATTCTCCCTCTTGCAGACACGAATGGAGGAGAAATGTTGTGATTAAAAAGAAGAAATAAAATGAGCAGAAATATATTATTCATATCAGTAGATACGATAAAGGACAGAACAGGTTTGCACGTTAATGTAGACCCGAAATTGGTATTCCCTGATATCCTTTATGCACAAGATGCATATATCCTCCCTGCACTTGGAACTGCATTGTATGAGAAGTTGCAAACGGGTATTGAATGCGGTGATTTGAATTGTGATGAAGAAACCTTGCTGAACACCTACATAACACCTTGTCTTGTTTACTATGTTATGAGTGAACTGCCAATGGCATTGTCTTACCAGTTCTACAATAAGGGAGTAGTAAGGAAGTCGGGTGATAATCAAACTGAACCGAGTGCATCAGAGTTGGCAGATGTTGCGAATAGGTACGGAGCAAGAGCAGAGTTTTACAAGCAAAGGTTAATCAAGTTCCTCAAGCAAGAATCCCAAGCAAGTGCAAAGTATCCTGAATACATAAACCCTGGCACTGGAGTAGATACCATTGTACCTGATAATGATGCATACACTACTACCATTTGGTTGGGGGATTATGACTGTGGAAGGTATAAAACATTTGAAGAAAAATATCAAGGGGATATAAACCGTTGCTGTGGCGAATAAAACTTACACTAAAAAGAACCAAGAGAAACTTCGTGTTTACCTTGAAAAAATAAAAAAGGATGACCCTAAACCAAATCATAAAGACAATAGAGGACTTGGGAAATGCCCATCAACAAATCAAGACAACTTTTTACGGCAACGCTTTTGATTTCTTGAGCAAGGGTACTGACAATGTCTACCCTGCTTTATTCTTTGACCTAACGGGTGCATCTATCAATGGCAAGAGTTCAACTGTCAACTTTACCATGTTTTTTTGCGATAGGGTACTTCCTGAGCAATCAAACGAGCAAGAGGTATTGTCGGACCAATTACTAACGGCACAGGATATTATCGCACAGTTGCACTACAATGACTTTGATTTTGTTTTGCAAGATGCGGTAACGCTTGACTTCTTTACAGAGGACACACCAGAATATTTGGCAGGAGTTAGTGCAACTATTGCTCTTGATTTACCTTATTTGCAGAATAGGTGCGTAGTTCCAACAGACTACACTTATCCATCATAAATCTATTTAAAGAAAAAGATAATGGCATCAGATTTCAGACCAGGGAAACTTGACATACAGATATGGAGAAATGACACTTGGCAGCAGGTGTTTACTCTTTTGGCAGATACTACACCAATCAACCTATCGGGTTCAACAGTTTATATTCAGGTCCGCAAAGGATGTGGTGGTGTACTTGCTTTGAGTTTGACAAACTCAAGCGGTGTGACTATTGGGGGTGTTGACAATAACCAAATCACAGTGAACAAGTTGGTAGATATTGCCAAGGGTAATTACGTGTGGGATATGCAGGTGACTTTTACTACTGGTGTTGTTAAGACATACCTTGAGGGTGATTTTATTGTTTATGATGATGTAACTAAACCATAGAAGATGAGCATTGATGTAAACGTACAGAATGATTTAGTCATTGTTACAGAAAGCAGTGAAGACATAACGGTAAACGTTAGCAATGCAGCAGGTCCTGCGGGTGTAGGTGTTCCTACGGGTGGCACTACGGGTCAGGTATTAAAAAAACAAAGTGGAACAGATTACGATACTTTTTGGGCATTAGATGGTGTTGGTGTTCCTTATAGCGGTGCTACGGGGAATGTTGACTTAGGTGATAACGACTTGGAAGCTGGTTCAGTATTCGTAGAAGGTGCTGCTGGAGCAGGTGGTGCATTAAGAATAAAACAGTTTGCGAGTTCTGCTGCGAACTTGGATGGTTATTCTACAATAAGCACTTTAAATACGGGAGTATTTTATTTTACAGCTGCTACTACTTCGCCAAATTTTAAAAACTTTGTCTTAAATCCAAGTGGTTTAACTGATAATACTCTTAGGACATATACCTTGCCAAACCTTAGTGGTACGTTGGCATTGTTGAGTGATATTACACCTGGTCTTACATCTGTTGGTCTTTCCATGCCTTCAGCATTTGCGGTTAGTAATTCACCTCTAACGAGCAATGGAACAATAGCGGTTACGGGCGCAGGTACATCGGCACAATATATCAGAGGTGATGGACAACTTGCTACATTACCAAGTGGTTCAAGTGGAGGAAGTTCGGTAGCGTATTACCTTAATGGTAGTGTTGCTGCAAGTGTTGGTACTTATTATCAAATGAGCAAGACTGCA